GACAAAACCAAATAATGAAGCTCGCCGTGCTGAGAAGGAAGCACGGAAAGCCGACCGCCTGGCTGTGAAGGCGGTAAGAACCGCCAACAAGGTCACCGGTGATCACTTGTCCCCTGGGATGGAGAGGGTCATCGGTGAACTTCTTGGCACTGGTGCCAATCTCGGCCTTGCTGCAATGGCCGGGTCTGGCATCCCTGGCGTGTCGACCATCGGCGCACTGGGTGGTATGGTATCGGGCGCTGTCGGGTTCATCTCGCAGCCCAAGGTAGCCAACAGCCACCCCCTCTTGGCGGTAAGGAATAATCCGTCAGCCCTCCACATCGCTAGCAGGCCTCTTGGAGTGAGGAGCGGTATTACGGTCAACCGATCGCACTTCCTCCCCCAGCTGATGAAGTCGGGTGAGTCTCAAGGAACTGTCGCTCTTAGTCCCGACGTGCAGGTACGCTCCTTTGAACACGGGGCGGATGTATCGATGGGCACTTGTGACGGGCATATGGAGAGCGTCCGCGTCTTCGTTGGACAGCTCCCGATCGCCGCCACTTATGGCGATATTATTGCCAGTTTCCCGCTCGATCTGCTGACAAGCGTGTTGAAGAGCACTAAAGCCGCCTACATTGCGCACGAGTGGGACCTTGTGTGTTGGTGTGCCGCCTCTCTCATTTATTTCCCTACTGCCGCTGCTACGGAGGCTGGTGGGCTCATCGCCGTTTCGTCGCCGGACCCCACTAGGTCTCTGGCGGGGGTGGCGGCGAGTGAGCGGGTCCGCGCCGCTTTCGAGTACGGCCCTGACATGCTGGCCAGCAACCTTTGGTCTGACGGCATGGCCATGCGGATTGAGATTGACGAGGAGCGCAAGTACCAGTCCTTCAAGACGGCGCTTGATTCCGATGAAGCGCTCAAACTGGGGGGCGCCGGTCGTGTTGAGGTGATTTGCTCTGGGACCTACAGTGGGACCAATTCGCCCGGGATGCTGGCCATGGATCTGGATCTCATGTTCTTGGACCAGGTGTCTATTGAGGCAACCGGGCCGTCCCCGGCGAATGGAGGTATATGCTCCAGGGCGGAGTTCTACAACGTCTCGTCAGGTGCGACGACGCCGACATGGGCGAGTGACGGCTCGCAGTTCTCGAACCATGGGCTCTTCGACAGCCTCATCGGGCCCGGCAACGCGTACGGACCACTCCCTTTTTCTGGTCACGAATCAGGGACGGGCAATGCGTTCAATGCCATGCTCCACTGCACGCCGGGCGAAGTCAACACCTCGACCGGGGGGGGGTACGTGAAGACCTCTGCTCCCGTAAAGGGTGGGCTCGCTGCACTCGGCTGGCGCTACATCGGCTTCACCGGAGGCGGAGCCTACAAGCTGGCGGTCCCTCCTGGTGAGTGGTTCATAACCGTGTGTTTCGGGTCTGACGCGGGCGATAGTGGAAGTTTCACCATTGCTCGCGAGGACGGGGTCGCTGTGCCCCAAGACATCGGGTCCGCTCCCTATGGGACGGGGCGGCTTTACCGCCTTGCGGCGACGATCAGCTCCCCGGCGATTGGCTGCAATCTCCTGCTTTCGCGCCTCGCGCGCGTCACGCCAACATCGTCTGCGACCGCGTCTGTGTATTTCTCGTGCTCTGCGGGGCGTATCCGCTCCACTAGCACGAGGAACCCGCTCATTGACCACTTCGCCGCCTTGCAGATCGTGCATTCTGACCCGCTGTTCTACGATGACGAGATTGACTCGTACATTGTCGATCAGGCCGGCCACGATCGCGACATGGTACTGAAGAAGGAGATGGCAACGACGCTCTACGATGCTGGGCATATTGCGCGTGCGACTTATGATGGGTACATGAAACGCCTAAACAAGCTTTCTAATTGACCAAGCACCAGTGCCTCAGGGGGCACTTAAAACTATGCCCTGACACTGCAGCGGGCGGGCGCGCCCCGGTGGATGTTGTTGCAGTGTGTCTTTTGGCCACCGGGGCGACCGCCCAGGGACAACGCTTCAG